TGCAAACAAGCATTGTTAGTATACCTATCAGTATAAATTTCTAAAGTTTTATCACAATGATATAGTAGATTTGTTGATTCCCATTTCGTGTAAGTCTTCCACTGTGTTGACAATGGGTTTTCCTTTCGCATTTAGACTAGTATTTATTAGAATGGGATACCCATATTGTCGAGTTTTTTCCAAAACTTTCCAAAGATAAGCATTTGAAGATCCTGTAACAGTCTGTAATCTAGCACTCATGTCATGTGTTGTAAAATTACCATCAATGATATTAGAAGTAAAAAGCATGTAAAGACAGTGTTGAGATATATCAAAAAACTTATCTGCTTCTTCAAATTGACATATAGGAGCATAAGGTCTCCAAGAATCGTTATGTCTTTCTTTAATAATATCAAGCTTTTTAATATTATCATGAGTTGGGGCACAGAGCAAACTGCGATTACCGAGAGCACGTGGTCCAAACTCAGCACGACCTTGAATTATTGGAACAATTTCGCCTCTAATTATTCGGTCAGCACACTCATCAGCAGAAATATGGTTAGTGTCCTCTACACCTAAATAAGCATGTTCCCATAAAGGGCGTTCTATCAAAGCAGCAGCACCTAAAGAACACCCTGCATCTCCTGCTGCTGGTTGGATAGCGATTTCTTCCCAAGGCGTAAGAGTCAAAAGCTTAGTATTAGCTACACAGTTAAGAGCTACACCTCCTGCATAGGCTAGTTTTGTCATGCCTGTTTCTTTTTGGATCCAATAACTTAAGGTTAAAAGAGTTTTTTCAAGCACAGACTGAACAGATGCCGCAATATCCCAATCTAGTTTACCTATACCCACTCCTCGTTCTAAGTTCTGAAGCAGTGTATAATCTCCTTCAAGAGATTGCCAGTTTAAAATATTATCATGAATCCAGCTTTCCCATTTTGGTTTACCATAAGCAGCTGCACTCATCACTTTACACTCATCCGACAGAGGTTGAAAACCTAATAAGCGAGTAGCAGCTGAATAGAATAGTCCAAGAGAATTAGGATAACGAAAACGTTTTAACCACTCAATTTGACCATTACGATAAACGCCTAGAGAAGTAGAATATTTACTCCCAACAGTATCAACAACCATAATAGCGCACTCTGTCCAATCAGTCATACAAATAGAACTCATAGCATGAGCCTCGTGATGATCAACAAGTATTGGACGTGCAGTTGTATATTTTTTGATCTCTGCTTTGAATTGAGAATATGTAGTCTCTTCGTAAAAAGCAGCAAACTCCCAATCTTCATGATGGTTTTGAAGCCACTGAATTGTATTAATAGGAAAACGTTTATCAAACTTTTCACGTGAAAAACGCTCTTCGTGAGAAGCTCCTAAAATATATCCATCCTTTAAAGATGTAGCAGCACTATCGTGATGATAGCAACTGATTCCGAGAATTTTCATCAAAGTACCTATTAAAAATGTTTTCTAAATCTTTTTCAGACTTACCGTTATAGTTAGGAGATGTAACAAAATCAACAAAGGCCCACCTGTAGTTATCTACTATAGGTTGTATGCGGTGAACCATAAAACAGGGAAATATTGTTGTCTTTCCAGGTTTAGGGTATATGCGAGCAATTATTTCTTTTGGTTCTGGGGCAGAGAAATCAGTTTCTTTTACGCGATTACTACTAGGATCCCAAGAACCTATTTCGAGAGGTTTTCCCTCTGTTAAATAAATAATATGTGTCCAATAACGACCTTTACGAGCTAGATTTAATTTTCCATTGGTAAAGTCTAAGTTATCAAAATGCCATTCATAACCTTCGCCTGGTTTTAAAAGGATAGCTATTTTACCCGCAACATCGCATCGCCATTGATTACCGTAACGAATAACATTTTCATTACAAAATTTTGTAATGGCATTTGCACGTTTACCTATTGTATTATTATTTCTTATAGTTATACAGTCTGCCCATTCTGGGTTAATGTAATCTTCCATCTATTCTCAATTTCCTTAGATAAAATAGGGGCAAAATAATCATGACCCTTTTGATTCATATGTCCTCTGCCGTCAGGATATTTATTAACTAGATCACGTAAAAAATAATGCCATACTGAAGGATGATCCTTAAACCAATCTTTTTCTAAAGCATTAGGACGATAAATCGGAATCATTAAAAGATTCTCTTTATTAGCATCTTTTAAAACAGCCTGTATTGATAATTTTGCTACTCTCCAGTACCAAGCTTGACGAGTTAGCTTTTTAAACCAAATTTTTCTAATTTTCTCTCCCCAAAGATCATTTTCTTTCCAAGTATAAGGTAGTATATAATTTCCATTACCATGAGGATCAGCACGATGATGATGACCTACTAACCAAATTACTCGATATTTCTTGACAAGTTCGTGTTCAATAATGTATTCTGCTTGAGCATCTAGAGTAATTCCAAGATGTTCCCAACGAGTTTTTAAACCAAGTTGATCAAAACAAGGGATCGGTACCTCTCTAGAAGGAATTGACCATGAATTACCTACAACAAAGATTTTGTCATGCATATAATTACCTGTGGAGATAGCTTTACTCAAGGTGAAGGTCTTGAAAATGTATATCAAGCTTATCCGTCATTAATTGCTAAAAAATTAAATGCTCAATTAACTAATTTAGCGCAAAGTGGTGCTTCTGAATATCTTATTACAGCACAAGTAGAACAAGCTGTCAAGTTAAATCCTGATTTGATTGTTATCGGTCATACAAGCGAGTATCGTTGGCAAGTTTGGGATTTTAGAAATAACTGTACTCAAGGATTTTTAGTTGCGAACTGGGTTAAAAAGCATGGAAAATCACATCGTAATTGGATTTTTTCAGAACAAATAATCGGTAATAGACGAAAAGACACTCGCGAACATAAAGCAGCTTGGCATGCAGCAGGTATGTTATACTATTCAGAACACGAGCTAGTAGAAAGATTGTGGAGTTCAGCTGTATCAAAACAAATAGTTTTATGTCAACGTGCTGGCATACCAGTAATACATCATTGCTGCTTTCCTCACTTACAAAGTGCACTTGAAGAGTTAACTGATGATTATGTGCTTTATCATCTAGACAGAGAAAAACATAAAAACATAGCCCCAGACAATTCTCATGCTGGGGCTCAGTGTCATTTAGAGTTAGCTCAATTAATTATGAACAAGCATCAACCCATTCTTTGATTTCTTCCCATTTTTGATCTTCTTCTTCAAGATTTTGCTTACGGATGATAGTAGCTACTTTTGTAATAGTTGTAACTGGTAATCCATACTCATTTTTAATATCTTTTTTTAGTTCAGCAATAGATTCACGGATTGAATCTGCTTGAATCATTAAATCTACAATACGATTAATTTCTTTCCGAATTTCTTCTTGCAGAGCTTTTTCCATTATTTAATCCTCTTCTCATGTGGTTGTAGTCGTGGTTCTTCATCTAAATATGTTCTAAAAAGTAACATGTTTTGAATCATTGTATTAAAATAATTTTGATCTTTTGTTTTTCTGATTAATTTAAACATTTCATATTTGAATTCTTTGTAAGCTCCTTCAAAATGTAAAAAGAAATTGTAATCAATAGGAAAAGGTTGAAGACCTAGTTGAATGTAATTTTGCAGTCTATTAACTGTTAAACTCTTGTTTTTAATAAATTCTTGAATTAAAACTTCTTCGTAAAAGCCGCAAGTATCAGGTAACAGTAAAGGTTCATGTCCTAGTATATTGCACATTCTTTGAAATTCTATTACATCATCTCTAGTATTTTTGTTCTGTTGATTTTCTGCATAACGAGAAAGTTCTGTCATAAAGTCTCTTTGTCCTATCATAACACCGCTGTTAATCCACATTCTAGCATAAGAACGTGTTATTTCATCGTGTTCATGAATAGAAAAAACAGAATCATCAATTTTAGGATTGCCAACAATCAATACATCATTATCTAACCAAACAACTCTATCATAGTTTGGCTGATTAATAAAGTATAACTTTTCAGAGGCTCTATCTAAGTCATTTCTTGAAAAAAGATTCCAACCAGGTGAGTCTTTATCTGTGTAATGAACATAGTCAAAATTGTTTACATTAGCCCAGTTTTTAACTGAATTAATACAGTCTTCTATAACACTAAGATTAGTTGTCTTTTCCCAGTCCATAGTTTGTTTTCTGACAGCAGAACTACCAAGAGTAGCTTGAATAACAATAGTTTTCATAAATCGTTACTTACAATTTTAAAGGTTTCTCTTATCTTAACTGGTTTTCGACGTATAAGACGTTCGTCTTGAAGCTGTTTCATAGCTAGATTGAAAATGGACATCGATGTGTCCGAGCTTGAAGTGGTATCGCTCTCCGAGCGATGGATGAGAATTTTTTGATGAATGAGATTGAGTGCAGTGATCAGGTTGGCAGATCCGATAGCGCGTGACCCAGCAAAGTCGCCTTCGCGACGAGGTGAGACAAGTTCCCACTGTTCATTTTCCCAAACAGAACCATCTTCATCATCAAACACCTCAACAGGCATTCCAGATAAAATACGCCACACTAGAATTGAAGCTTCTTCTGAAGTCATCGAATCCAATCATCCTTCCAAGGGTCAGTGTAGAACCACGCCAGAGCTGTAGACACACGCTTCGCGTGAAACTCAACATCTTGGCTCATAGCGTTAACAAACTCACGTTTGAAGCGGAGCCAAGGGTTACGTTCGTTTATGACAGGTTTGATTGAGCGTACATCACGTTGGTTCCAATGCTCACAACGTTGTGCATAAGCTGGCTGAGAGTTAAGTGAACGTTCAGTTTCGTCTAACTTGGGTTCCAAGATATTATACAGCTCTAGAAAAGCTGCGCTTTTCTCGCTATCACTCATATCAGCAATGCAGATGCGACGGCTGTTACGAACTAAATCACGATAAGCATTACGCGATGTCAACTTAAAAAACATTTTTTACCTCTTATTAATAGCAAAGATTGTGCCGAATGGCAACATTAAATTTTAAATAAATCTTGAATTGATTTGGCAGTAGCTGCTGTAGTCACTTCGCCAAAGGTTTTAATGCGTTGTGGAGGCATTACCACTTTTCCACGTCGCCAAAACTCTCGTGCATCATACCAGTGATGACGCTCATAAGATCGCCACAGAGCATTGATGCGTTCAGCCGCTTCATCAAACTCGTCGAATAAGGGATTTTCCAAAGAAATGCGATCTTTCGCTTCGTCCATCCACTCAACTGCACACCAAGGTGAGTATCGAGCGACATTGACAGCTTCTCGCAGAGTGCGTTTCACACTCCATACAGAGTATCCGCCAGGTGA